ATTAATAAAGTAATTATAGTTGGCTTTTTAGGAAATGATCCTGATGCGCGCACTATGCCTAATGGTGAATTAGTGGTAAATATCAGCGTGGCAACGAGTGAAAGCTGGACGGATAAAAACTCAGGCGAGAAAAAAGAAGTGACCGAATGGCATCGCATTGTCATTTATCGAAAACTAGCCGAGATCGCCGCTCAATATTTACATAAAGGCTCTCAAGTATATGTTGAGGGGCGCTTAAAAACTCGCAAATGGCAAGACAATAATGGTCAAGACAGTTATTCCACTGAAATCCAATGCGATAACTTTCAAATGCTAGGTAGTCGAAACCAAGATGCAGCACAAAATCAACCGTCTAAACAGCAAGATAAACAACAAAAAGCACAATCTAAACCTCAACAATCTGAGCCGCCAGTGGATGCTTTTGATGACAATGTCCCATTTTAGGAGGAAATATGGCTAATTTTATTAAATTAACACTTTTAGATGAACGAGAAATATTCATCAATGCAGAAATTATCGTTAGCTTAAATACTTATAATGGCGCAACCGTAATAACAACATTAAATTCAAACGATGATAATTGCATAAACGTAAAAGAAACACCTGAAAGAATATTGCACTCTATACAATGTGGCAAACTATTCAGCTAATTGGAGGTGAAATGGATAACGAAAACATAGAGCAACAACTAAAAGAGCTTTATAAGCAAGAGCAAGCTCTCTACTTAGAGATTGAGCGTGTTCGTGAACAAATTAGAGAAATAATTAACTACACTAACAAAAATAAGGCCGCTAGATAGTGGCCTTTAAATTTACAAGGATGAGTAAATATGTGGTTTAAAAATGCGATCATTTATCGCCTAACAAAGAATATTGACTTCGGTGAAATCGAATCAAAACTAAAAGAATGCCAGTTTACACCGTGCGAACCGTCTGAGATTAGCCGATTCGGTTGGACTGCACCGTTAGAAACAGATGACCATTTAGCCTATTTTGCAGATAACAAAGTTTTGCTTATGGCTAAACGTGAAGAAAAGATTTTGCCGGTAGATGTGATCAACCGAGAACTAAATATCCGAATTGCGGCACTTGAAGAAAAAGAACAGCGAAAATTAAAGAAAACTGAGCGCCTATCATTAAGAGATGATGTTGTTGCATCGCTAACTTCTCAAGCATTTTCCAAGTTTAAATTTACCGCACTTTTCATCGATTTAAAAACAAAACTGATTTACGTTGATGCAGCATCATCAAAAATCGCTGAAGATGCCCTAGCGCTATTGCGTAAATCGCTAGGATCACTTCCAGTTATTCCAGTTAGCTTTAACAAAGCGCCTTGCGAGGTGATGACTGAGTGGATTGCAGATAAAGAGCCTAATTGGCTAATTTTGTTAGAAGAGGCTGAGATTCGTGAGAAAAACGATCTTGGCGTAATCAGTTGCAAAAATAAATCATTGCTCGATGAAGATATTGTGGAGCTTGCACAATCAGGGCTTGTATCGAAACTTGCTCTCGAATGGGAAAACAATCTCAAATTTGTTTTGCGTGATGATGGAACACTAAAACGGTTGAAATTCGATGACCGTATCACAGAGCAAAATAATGATATTTCCAAAGAAGAAATTGGCAAACGCTTTTACGCTGATTTTATTTTAATGGCCAACGTGCTTTCAGGCTTATTGAATGAGCTATCAGTTGAATTTAATGGATTAAAGGTTGCACTATGAAAACAGCAGAAGAAATTTTAGAAGAACGAAAAAATACGCATGGCGATTTTGAAAAGGGTGCGCAAGATTTTGCACAACTAATGCGCCCGGTTGTCGAAAAATGGTTAGCTGGCACAATTAGCAATGTTAAATTTTATGGTTTAACAATGGCTAATGCAAAACAAGTGAGAATCTTGAATGGAGATTCAAGCCATGCCGATCATTATATTGATGCCGCAAATTATTTCACCCTTGCCGGTGGGCTTTATAAGGCAAGCAATAATGAAACCAAATACGCTATGAAAGGCGGCATCGCATTGTGCGGAGGGCGTGAGAATGAATGAGATTAAAGTCGGCATTCGCTATTCTCGATTGGCAGATATTTTCGTTTGCTATTTCTATGTAAGAATGAATAGCGACAATGAATATGCAATAGAACTAGCAATCAATGATGTTAAAGAAAATTGGATATTATTCGGCGCTGAAATGAGAAATGACATTATCAATATCTCAGAATTAGCATTGCAAGATGTACCGAATACTGATGTTGTTGCTGAGTTTATCCAGTGGGCAAAACACTATTTTGATGCTCCGCAAGAAACAAGCACGCAAAGACCTTTGGTTGATGTTTTGCCAGTGGTAAATCTTAAACAGTAATTTTTAACGTAGCTCACGAATGTGGGCTTTTTTATTATCTTAAAATGAGGAAACAAATGAAAAAATTTTTATTAGCATTAGCAGTGGCAACCGTTGCGGTATCAGCAAACGCAGCAAATTTAGCGGAAGTAGCTGATGAATTGGAATACCAAACTCAGTTTATCAGACAAAACAGTGAAGCTATTATTCAAACACAAAAAGCGACAACTGCTGCATTGAAAGCTTCTAGTGCAAATACTAAAGATATTCGCAAGAATAGAAAACGTGCCAATGCCGGAACTGCTGCGGTTGCCGCTATGGCAAATATTCCGCAAGTTTATCTATCGGGAAAATCAGGCGTTGGCGTTGGTGTTGGTTATAAGCACGGTCAATCAGCTTTAGCGGTTGGTTATTCTCGTGCGATCGATAACGGTAAACATATCATTAAGGCATCAATCGGGCTTGATAGTCAGAAAGATGCAACAATCGGTGCTGGTTATATGTATCAGTGGTAATTAACAATAGGCGTTCCAATCGAGCGCCTTTTGTTTTAGGAGAAATAAAATGAAAGAGTTTGACTTAAATGCAGCTTTAAATGGTGAGCCATTCTATGCGAGCGGGCAAAAATGCTATATAGCAAGGGAGGTGACTGAATTTTTGGACGATAAAAGCTCCCGTAGATTTGTTGTTATCTTTCCTGACAGCTTTACTAATGCGGAAATATGGGATGAACATGATTTAATTGATGATATTGAAATGTGGGAAGATCCTAAACTAACGTCAGAACAAGTGCTGGAAAAGGCTTACAATGAGGATTCGCTAGTGTTATGCGATGGCAACCCTGATTTGCCACTAAAAGTTATCGCCAAAACTAAAAGCGGTGAGTTTGTGATGCAGCCTGAAGATGACACTATCCAACCATGGCTCGCCAACCTGACCATGGAATGGTTCTTTGTAAAAAACCTTGATCCAAAATTCGACACATGCACTTTACCTAAGCCGTTTAAGCCGAAAAAAGATGAAGAGTATTTCTACCTTGGATGTAAAACAGTTTACAGCAAACGGTATTGTGATGATTTTGATCATGACCTTTCAGAGGGTGGTCAATGCTTTCGTACAGAAGAAGATGCTCAAAAATGGCTTGATTTTATGAAAAGCAAATTAGAATAAGGTGGAATTATGAGCGTTACAGATTGGAAAATGCAAGAAGAATGGAAGAGTGAAATTAAACAAAAGGAGTTTGAAGAGAAAGATAAGTTGAGACGTGTTCAAAAATCAGAATATTATGATTCGTTACAAAACAATCAACCATTAACACCTATTTCAACTTTAAAAGAATTGAAAAGCAAACAATACGATGAGGCTTTAAGAAAGATTGATCTTCATATTAAGGATAATTTTATGAAAGAAAACAAGGTTGGTATTTATCAAGACTTATTGCCTGATAATGTAAGAATTGATGATAAAGCATTACACGAAAGAATTAAAAAACAAGGCTATGAATTAAAAATCAACTATGGATTAATGGGTGAAGTTGATTGTTTAGTGGTTAGTGGGTGGTAGTATGTGTAAGTGGATTAAATGTAGTGAGCGAATGCCTGAGTTAGACGATGATGGTTATAGCGAAATGGTTTTAGTAGTAGGATCTCAAAAACTTATTCTTCAAAATTATACAATAGAAGATGAATGGCAATTTCCTATGGAAGTAACCCATTGGATGCCATTACCTGAATTACCAGAAAATTAAATGATAAATAATCAACAACCGCTCTTATGGGCGGTTTTTATTATCTAAATAATGGAGGAAACATGAATAGTATTAATGAAGAATTTATGAAGTCACAAATTGCCAATGTTGAGTATCATCAACTTAGTGGCACAACAATCACAATCGCAGTCATTACATTAAAATCAGGTTTTACTGTCACTGGCGAAAGCGCTTGTGTAGATCCGAATAATTTTAATACAGAAATTGGAAACAAAATTGCGTATGAAAATGCGTTCGATAAATTGTGGCAATTATTCGGATTTGAATTGAAACAAAAAATTGGCGGTGATTGGGTGTATCGTTTACAGCGAGAGCGTGCTGAATTATCTGAACGTATAAATGCACTTAAAGACTTTTTCAATAGCGGAGAAATGATCGAAATGATGGAATATAACGTACTCAAACAACAAGAAAAAGTGATGTTGCAATACCTTGCAATTTTAGATGCTCGCTTGGCGCAAATTTAGATAAATAAGCAAACCGATATAAGCCGCACAAGGAAGTGCGGCTTTTATTTTACATGGAGGTTTTATGGAACAAATCACTCTATCAAAAAAAGCAGAAGAAGAAATTGTTAAGGCCGCAAAAATGGCGGCGTTCGCTGCTTTCACTGAAAATAGCAAAAATCTAATGACCATTGGAGATGTTGCGATCTATATCAATAAATCCTATAATTTTACAGCGAACAACATTATCACAAGAGCTGATTTTCCATCGGCAAGATACTTAGGATCAGAAACCGAGCAAAAAAGATACGTTGCTGGAGAGATTGTGAAATGGGGAATTCGTTACATGAAACGCTTATAAAGAATTTATACACTGCACCAAAACTGCACCAAAATGAATATAAATAATTGATTTTATACCCATTAAAGGTGCTGACCCTAGGCACCA